GATTTAACTTTAAATATGTTGCAACTTGCTAAATTATCTTCATCGCAAAATTCCCGAAGGATAAAATCAAGGAATTGATCATCTACATAACCAAACTCTTTAATCTCAATCTCTATATACTCATTATCGTTGTTAATAATCTTTTCTTTTACTCCTTCATTTAACATTTCTCGATAAACTTCTTGAGGATTATAATGATTTATAAAATCTGTTGCCGCATAATCAGATCCTTTAACATAAAGAAAGATAGTTTTGTTATTCGTTTCTTGGCCTTGATCAGATATAGATCTACCCATCTTTTCCCTCCTGTTCCAGCACCCCAAGAACCGCTTTGGCTACAGCGTCTTCAGGAGTATCAGCATAAAAGGCATTTGTATCACCAATAATATTTTCAGGTTTCCATATTCGGATAAACGGCTTTAAGCCTTTTACAGTTTCAAAAAAGCTAATCGTATATTTATACTCCCGCCCCTCCAGCCACTCCAGCAGGTCAGGGAGGGTGGGGAGCCATATATCTTCTTCATAAGGGCCAGCAGAAACGCAATCAAACAGAGATGGGCAACTTGCATATGTCTTGTCTTTTGGCAACCATGCTAAATGCCAATCTCCGATTACTATTTGATGTTGTAATCCTGCTTCTTTTAGCTTTTTAGCCATCTCAAGCGATACCGTCCGCATTATATTGCACCTACCTTTAACCCACTTTGTAAAGTCTTTTATATTTACTCTTTATTCCCTCTTCTATCGTTTCTACCATCGCAAATAGTACACCATCTATGATTTTATCTACAGCTTCTTTGGCTTTAAGGCGTAGCTTCTCTTGCACTTCTGGTTGTTCCACATATTTCTTGGCGTAAGCTAAGGCTTCAGCTTTAAGTAAATCTTTAATTTCCCAGTCAAATTTTAGCTCTTTTAATACTTCAGCTAACCCCTCAGCAAGCAGTGCCAGTTTCTGCTCTTCGGGCAACGCCGCAATCATTTTCGCCGCTATTTCGTGCTGAATAGCTTTTTGTAAATTAAGGTCAAGCATTATAATTACCTCCTATACCATATTTCTCAATATACTTTCTCGCCGCTTCCTTGCATTCCTTATTAATCTTCTACAGGTTCATATTCTGTTAGACAATCTTACCCGTAATTCATCAATCTTTTCCCAAGGAATTAATTTAGGATCACACAAACCAACAAAATAATTGTACCAACCGAAGATCTCTATACCTTCTTTTTTAATTCCTACCTCGATACCAGCTCTATCGTCGCCAATTACGATTTTTTCTTGCTTATTCAATCCTTATCCTTCTCCTCTACATCAGGACACTTTTCAATTCCAGCTTTCCGTAAATCCTCTTCAAATTGCTCGATAGATACTTCATCAAGATAACGCTCTATTTCTTTTGCCAGTTCATCCAAATCCGCTGGTACCGTAAAATAGAATTTGCGACTTTCGTACAAAAGTTGTTGATGCAATCTTAGGGCAACCATCTTCCAGACTGCTAGTTGTTCTTCTAATTCAGTACAACGATTATCCTGTCTCTTACGCATTTGCTTTTCTAAAGTACGATCATGACGAAGTTCTTCAATTTTTGTTTTGAGTTTCCGCACCTGTTTACGTAAACGGTCGTTTTCGGGGTGCAACGCTTCGTCAATATACAGACGCAGGTGTTCTACTGCATCTTCCAGTTCCCGCACACGTTGGAGCCAATAGTGTAATGACAGTAATATTTCTCCTATCTGTTTTAAAAAATCATCATCTAGTGAAGGCTGTGTACCACATACACGTACAAGCATCTCCCAATCCTTAGCCCAATCACGCTCAGACATCTTTCTCCCCCTCTTTTAACGTTCAACATACCTAGCCGCAATGCGGAAAACATCATACACGCACCCGCAATGATCGTATGGTGATCGCCAGCACTTTTTGATAGGGCAATAAATGTGTCCTTCTTGTTGTTGTTTGCCAATAGGACAATTACCACATGTTACTATGGTCAATTATATCCCTCCTCCAACTCGGCCAAGGCTTGTCTAAACTTATTTAACTCTTGTTCCCGTTGCGTACGACCGCATGTATGGATACCGTCACATTCGCAAAGGTTTTCGTCTAGCCACCACTGCATCCATTTTGCCAATACTTTTGCCGCCTCTACCACAGCTTCCAACTTCTTTATCCTCGCCTCCGCCGCCATTGCTCGTTTTACGTTTTTAGCCCATCTTTGATGAGCATTTATGATAAATACCCGATCTCGCTTTTTAGGCACATTACCAGCTACAAGTCGCTCGCCATCATAAATTGAATCACCCTTCTCGACCCAAAGGCCGCCACTGGCAAGTTGACTTATTTCCAAGTCTTTTTGTAAATCATCCATTAGCTGTTATCTCCTCCAGCTTATCCAAATTTTTTATAGCCTGCTTCCACGTATTGCTAATATCCCGCAATAATGCCTGACATTCTTTAAATGTGTAATTAGTCGCCAATCCAGATTCAGCACATGTGGTTAATACATTATCCAAAATGCGTTCTAATTCCCTTACTCTACTCTCCGCCGCCAACGCCCGTTTTATCGCTTCAGGCCAGCCTTCACGAGCGGCGTCAAACCAGTCCATAACAAGCCCACGTTCTTCCATAGATTGAGCATCTATACCTGCTACAACTACATCTTTTCCCGTATATACAAGTCCAACTTTTTCGGGCAACCTATACGCTATCTCTAAGTCTTTTTGCAGGTCACGCATTATTTGTTACTCCCCTTTTTCCTGCAAATATTTACCTACTTTTTGTACCAGATCATCTAAAGTTTTAGCCCAAATTTTACTTTCTCTTTGAAAATGTTTGGAATTTTCATCTTCCTTATCTTTATATACATAAGTCTCTATTTTTACCTCATAGCCATTATAGTTATTAAACATTTCCCATCTAATTTCTCTTAACACAAAGATGCGTTTAATATTACATAAAAATTCTTTTCCAACAACTTTAGATAAACCAGTAGTTCTATCTACTTCACATATAGGTACATAACAAGGTTTTAAATCTTTATCGTTATATTGTTCAATAAGACTTTTAATTTGACTTACAACTTCTTCTACTGTCATTATTTGTTGCCTCCTTTTCTACCCATTTGGTAGTCACAACAGACCAACATCTGGTGCATCTGTAAAACGCTCGGGATTTCGATATTGTATCCCATATTCACCCTCTTTGTTGCTCTTTTTGGGTTTACACATTAGTCATCATCTCCTATAAATTCTTTCAACGCCTGCAGCCAGCAATCAAAACAATTTGCATCATCACAGTCAAATACTACATAAGTATCTTCTAAGCCTATACTTTCTGGACAATATCTATCTGCCAACTTTACAAACTTACGAATGGCCTCTAATCCATCTGGCAATTCCTTTATTTCTTGAAGCAATCTTTCTGCTTCGTCTATTATCATTTATCATTACCTCCTTTACACTTTTGCTATCACTTCATACATCAGTCGTTATCTCTCCTTCTATTAAGAAGTTAGGATGACAGTCGTGTTTGTAACGCCTATCAATGTTCCTACTATATGATTTCTAACATTGATATACGACGATCTTCAGTTTCATGGATTAATAGACTTCTACCATCATCTGTTGCCTGATCTACAAAACAATAATCAAGATGTTTCTCACTAGGAGGTATAAACCCAATAGTATAACAATTAGGGTCACCACAATCGCATTTATAATAAACCTTTAATCCATCTAACTGTTTCATATAAAAATCAATATTAAAACTAGGATCATCTTTAAATTCATCTTGTAATCCTTTAATCAGCCACGTCTTTTCTTGTTCTGTTAATGGTCTTGGATACATAAAATCCTCTTCCTCTTTGAGAGCTAGTTCCCAGCATTTAAAACAATCATCAGCGATACAAACTTTCCCTGGCCATTTCGGTTCTACAAGTCCATGCTCGCTTGGACACCCGACTTCGCCTATTTCAGCCGAAATAATGATAATTTTCTTAAGTCGTTCTAGTAGTCCACTTTGCTTTGACACGGCTTTACGCCCCCTTGTTTCACATTTTAAACATGCTATGCATCTAATAATTCTGGATTATCCCATATATTTCCAACTACTTCTAGCCATTCCTTGGTTTTATCATCCAATCCACTACATCTCCCATCTGGATATTCTAGATACCATCCCCACCATCCATTAGGACAAATACCATCATTATAACATTCAAGATCCTGAAAACTGCCAAACCTAATTACTCCCTTTACGCCCAAAAAGTTTATAGCTATATCGCCCTCATAAACTTCTACACCATTTTTATCTTTTAATCCAGTAAACTGACCAATAGTTTCTGGCTTAATTGGATTTATAAATAATAAACCCATACCATCACCATTGACTATTACATATCCGTCTTTTGGAGTAACTGTTAAAAATCCGTATTCCCATTGATTATCATCTTTACGTTGCCCTCTAAACCTAATTTCCCTCATAATCATTTGCCTCCTTTTGTATTATCTTTTCTATAATCTTATCAGGCCCATTTTTTCTAGCCTCTTTACACATCCAACAACTACAGGCCAAATTATATTTGGCTAACTTCCCTGGCTTTTTAAGTAACTCATTATCCTTACTGCCCCAAACTTGCTCTATAATACGTTTACGTTTTGAAATAATTCTTTGACGTTGTACTCTCAAGTAAGCCCTATTGTGTGGTTTACGAAGCATAAAATCACCTTATTTATAATATCTTATTTATTTATTTTGCCCTCTCGTATTATTAAGGTTACTTAACAATAGTTTTAAACATCCTATAAAATCTTTCATGGCCTTTTTTCCTCTCTAATTTTTTTTCCTAATCCTTCTGACATCTTCTTTTATCTGTTCTTCAGTTATGCCTGCTTCTTTTAATCTATCGCCAAGTTTAGCTCCTAACTCTAAAACTCTTTGCCATGATTTACTGTTCTCTTCCATTGCCCATAAAAAGGCTTTAGCAACTGCTTCTTTACGGCTATTTCCTATAAATTTTTTCGATAAAAGCGGTTCAAGTTCATTTACAAAGTAATTCATTCGGTTTAATACACATTCATAACGATCTGGTCGAAAAGCTAAAATATCGGGGTAATACCCATATTGATCTAGTCTTGATAACATATAATCAAAAGAAGGTATCTCGTTATACCCATATTCTTGCAATTTTAATAGCAATTCTTCTGTCATCTCTTTATTCCTCACTTTTCCATCCACAAAATGGGCAACGATATTCAACCATCGGCTCATAAGCAGGAAATCCAAAATGTTCTCCACGATTTTCTTTATAAATTCGTTGTTCAAGTTCCGTAAAACATTCAGGACATAATCCATTATCAAACGCCATCTCATTTACTTTGTCTAACAATTCTTCACCAAACTTTTTTCCTTTATCTCGTATTTCTTCTCCTAATCGTTTTAATGACAAATAAGCATCCTGTCTAGTTTCTTCTATATCTAAATAAACTTCAATAACGTCATACAGCATTGACATCTGTTTAATCCTCCTTATGTGAATAATTTTATCCCAATTACCCACCAAACCATTACCCACGCAATCAATGCTGTTGCTCCTAGCAATTTACCCACCGCTTTTATCCCTCCTTCTACTTATAAATTAGGTTGAAAAAGGTGTTTGTAACTAACTTAAGCTGTCTTAATAACTTTTTTAGTAATCCACCCTTTTCCATCACGCCATACCCACAGTTCTCCTGTAGAATGAGGAGGGAGAGGAGTTTCTTTTATCCGTTCTATATCAACACTATAATCACTTGCGTTTTTCTCTCGTTTTACCTGTATAAAACGAGTACCAAGATGATTCCAGGCAATAACATCAAAGCAGCCTTTACTACCGGCTGCTCTACAAGTTTCATAACCCACTTCTTCTAATAATTTAATTACTGCATACTCCTTTTCCCGGCCACGTTCATAATTTGTAACGATTAGTGATCAACCTCCTAAAATATTTTGTGACATAGTGTATAGTAACCACACCATTTAGGATTACATAAGTAACCAGTAGGATTAGGGTAAAATGCATTATTCTTGATAGCAGATATAACATTTGTTGCAATATTCTTAAACCTTTTTAGATCTCTTTCTGTTCTTTTAGCCATAAATGTTTTCGTGTTAACATCGCTTTTATTTGCTACTAGATAATCCAGCAATACCCCCTTTTCTTCTTTATTAAACTTTTGCCGGTATGCTAATGCATAAGCAGATAACTGTAAACTCTTTTCAACTGTTTCCTGCCCTGGCATTTTAGAAGAAGTTTTAGTATCACGAATATACCCCTGACTATCAACTACATCTATATAACCTAAAAGATTGACATCAGGAGTAATTGGTATAACAACCTCTAATTCAGAAGCTATTGGCTGTATTTTAGGAGCAAATTCTTTATGATAAGTCTTAGAAAGCCTGATAGTTTCATCCTTTGCTTTTGCAGGATTTTCTTCTCTCCAATCAGTTTCCGGTGCTACTTCCTCAAATTTACTGGCTACAAATTCTGTTACATCATTCAAAGGTAAGTCTTTTCCGCTGTTAATTTTTTGTTTGTAATTATGTTCAATACCAGCATGAACGCATACCCCCTTCGTGATAGCTCCGCTAGGTGGTATTTTTAAACCTTCTACATATCTAAAGTAGTATTGAGCAGGGCACCTTAAAAAGGTATTTAATTGAGTAACAGAAAAATGATCTTGAGGAAAATTTTGAAGTTCTAAAGGTTCTTCTAGCATTTAACATCCCTCACAATTCAATTAACTAATGATTTACACATTTAACAATTGCATTACTCATATCTATCATTTTTACTTCATATTGTCTGAATATATTGTTATATTTGTTCAAACGTCTTATAGCCATATCTACATATGACGAATTTAAATCTATATAAATACTGGATCGCCCCAATTTAGCCGCAACTAAATTAGTAGTACCTGCCCCGCCAAAAGGATCTAACACAACGCAAGGAACAGTTTCTTCGATACCGCAAGAACAAGTAGGACGCCAGCCGATACATTCAACTACAGGAGTACCTCTATAACCTCTGTGTGGTTGAAGTCCAGTACCAACATTCCAAGATTCAGTAGGCTTCTTGGGTTTTGCGTTTTCTGGACGCTTATATTCCACCACCCTCTCCCACGGTGCCCCACACTTTGGGCAACAGCCGCGTTCGCTTGTGCCGGCCTTGATGCAGGGCTCTACAAGGGCCGTGGGGAAGGTGGCAAAATGTGCATCTGGAAAGGGTTCAGTGGGTATAATCCAAACAGAACGTTTGTTGCGGCCAAACGGGTTCGGCAGGGGATAAGGCCCTCTGTGTTGTTTAGTGCCACCAAGTACCGATTGCTTTCCCCCAGCAAACGTACCACCGTTTTTCTCATTCCACAAACGTACATGTGGCTCTCTTATCGCATCCGCATCGTAAAAATACTTCTTGCTTTTCGCTAGCAAAAACACATATTCATGTGCTTTTGTCGGTCTATCCTTTACGCTTTCAGGCATAGCATTAGGCTTTGCCCATATAATATCACTACGAAGATACCATCCATCTGCTTGTAATGCAAATGCAACACGCCAAGGGATGCCTACGAGGTCTTTTGGTTTGAGAGACCCAACTTTCCTACCAGGATACTTTGGTTGCCCTTCACGTAGTCCGCCTGGATTATAATCTCCACCAGCACCGCCGGAGCCGTTGTATGAATCGCCTAGATTGAGCCATAGCGTTCCGTCCTTCCTCAGCACCCGCCGTACTTCACGAAATACTTCAACTAACTTAGCTACATATTCATCCGGTGTCTTCTCTAACCCAATTTGCCCATCTACACCGTAATTCCTTAAGCCCCAGTAAGGAGGCGATGTTACAACGCAATGTATGCTTTCATCCGGTATCTGCTTCAGTACTTGTAAAACGTCTCCTACATAAAATAAATGTTGAGTAACTTTTTCACTCATATTTCATCCTCCAAAAATTTCATTTAAACAATCTAAAACTTTTTCTAATGGATAACAATAATCAATGCTAAATGCAAAATTTTTAGTTTTATGTTTTCGACCACGAAACTTTAAAGTGTAATGCCATTCAGGATGACTCTTATATAACTGCCAAAGCTTTTTAGAACTGATGCAGTAAAAACCGCTAGTGCTATACTCTTGATAATCAACTATAAATACGATTAAGCAAGGTAAATTCTTATACTTTTTAAGATTTTTAACGTTAATCGTTATGCACTTACCAGGCTCTATGCCAAATTTTTCTTGTGCCTTTCTAAAGGGTGTTGATTGAACTTTAGACTCCAAATAAAGAGGCAGCATAAAGTCTGGATTATCTTTAGCTGCCTCATCAGCTCGTACAATATCAAGACCATACTGTTTACAAAATTTTCTTATTTCTTCTTCTGCTACAGTACCAACTGCTAAACATGCTTGAAAATCTTTTGGATTGATGTTTACTTTAACTCACGCCTCCAATCGTGTTTAATTCTTTTTCCTATTGGAATAAACCTCAAATTCGTCCAGCCCCAACCGTCATAGCCTTCATTCTCAAAATACTTTCCTTTAGCAAGAATAAGTGTATAATTCCCTGTATGCCAATTAGTTTTACCTTTATATAACTTAATCCAAATTGAAAAACGTTTAGTACCTATTCGCAATGGTATCACCCCTATTTTAATATATAGTTCGACAGGAGCAAGGATTTGCACCTTGCATGGTGGGCTTTGCGCTCCCACCTCGGGGCTTATACAAGCAGTAGCCAACCCCTACACGCCTTTCGGTGGCGCCGATTTCTCTCCCCTACTTGGCTACCCTTTATCAATTGATTGACGCGAGCCTAAAGCTCCACGGCAATTTAATTCTTACCCTTGCGCCGAAGTCCACCGGAACAACTCCAGCCAATGCACTTCGACCCACCTCGGAGTTAGCTAACACAGCTTACCACAGCATACTCACAATATGAACTAGAATACATATCATTTATTCTATCTTGTGTTATAGCTTTCTCAATTCCTCTAGCAATTACATTAGCCATTTTCCATACCAATCCTAAACGAGTATTTTGCAGTATCAAATGTGTAAAACTATTACTAAAATGACTTGCATCAATATTAACTATTCCCTTAATGAATATATCCCCAATTTTAGGTAACTCTTTATTTACACCAATACCTGGTATAAGACTTCCCTTCCCAATAATAATATCACCTACACTTTTTTCTCTACCTAATGATGCATCAACAGCAATTATTAATGGATTTTTAATTTGTTTAATATTATTTAAACACTCTCTTAAATTCAAAGCATGAACAGGTTCATCTAAAGTTCCATAAACAGTTAGTTTATCTATTAATTTTTCTCTTATAAAAGTACCTACCAATGGCCCCAGACTATCTCCAGTAGAACGATCAGTACCTATACAGACTATTACAAGTTGACGTGTTTGATCTCGATCTAATTCCTGCCTTAAATCACAAATAGTTTGAGCTATTTTCTGTACTACCACAGGATCTTTGTATGAATATCTATATTCAATCATTTTAACTCACCCTAAAATAAACCGTTTATGAACCAAATTTAATATAGTCTACACATTCCTTTTTATAATCTTGAGGAATAGGGATTGTTGTAATTACACTCAAACCATCTTCTGTGACTTTTTCTTCTTCCTTAATATAAACAAAACATATAACTTTTCCTTCATGATTTTCTTCAAGGAAATTAACACAATCTTGACAAATATAACCTTTTGCCCTCTTATTTTCTTTCCATTGTTCTTTTTTGGCTCTTTGTATATTCTTCTTTTCAGAAGCTTTCTTAATATCCTCTTCAGCCGACTGTAAACAGTAATTAATAATCTCTCTAAACTCTCTAAGTCTTATTTTCTGATTTGCAGACATGTCTCGACCAATGTACTTATACCAGTAAATAGCTAAACCTGTAGGTTTATAAAGAAAGTTAGGCACTACTATTGGACAATCAGGTTTATGATCATGAGTTTCTCGCCATTTTTCATACTCTTCATCACGGCCACAATCACAATAGATAGCAATACCATATAAACCTTTAAAGCCATTTTCCTTAGCAAACTGCTTTAATAGTTTATTATATTCTCTTTCAGTTTTACCGTAGGGTAAAATACCTTTTTGTTCTAGCTCTACTATATATCTTTCATACTTAACATGGAAACAATCAGATTTATGTGGATGGGTTTCTTCCCATTCTATTTTTTCATCTTCAAAACCACAAGTGCAATCACCCCAATAATAAGGGTGCATCTCAAATACATCATTTACATATTCAGTTCCATAAACAGGATCATCATTAATACTATCAATTAAATTTTCAGCAAGTTCGTAAAGCATCTCTCCTACTTGTTTAGGTACTCCAAACTCTCCCCATCCATTACCAAACACCATGTGCCCTAATTCTGGTTCATATGCACTCATAGTATCAAAAATACCTCCATTTTAATAACTTTTATTTCTTTTTAGAGCAACCCAATCACCACAAGCAACAGTATATTTCCCTTCAATAACATGTAAATTATGTTTACTATAATCCCAAGTATTATAATCATGGTTAGACTGCAAATATGCAGCTTTTACAGCTTCTTTTGGTGTCATAGTATAAACACGCTTTTCTAATGTAGAAAGGTTAACTACTTCTATTATCAAACCATTCATCAATCTTTACACCTTCAGCCCACCTATGAGGATAAATTTCAGCATCAACTTCAATGGGAACATCAATTTTAATTGCGTTCCTCATTGTTTCCATTATTTCTTCTAAAGCTTCTCTAGTAATATTTTCAGGAGCATCAAAAATCAATTCATCATGCACCTGAAAACGTATATAAGTATCATACTTTTTCAGTACAGGTTGTAAGTCTACTATAGCCTTTTTCAGTAAATCAGCAGCACTCCCTTGAATCACAAAATTAACTGCCTGGCGTTCAGCAGAAGCTCTTTCAGAATAATCGCTACTCCTAATAGTCTTATGCAGACGCCGTTTACGGCCTAAAATTGTCTCTGCATACCCCCTCCTTCTAGTAGTTTCAATTGTGTTTTCTATGAACTGTTTTACCTTCGGAAAATTCCTAAAGTAATCTTCGATAATTTTTTGAGCTTCCTCATCACTACATCCTATCTGATCAGCCAATCCTTTAGCTGTAATTAAGTAGCTGATACCAAAGTTTACGTTTTTAGCTTTTTTTCGTTCCTTACTACCCCCATTTTGCTCATCATCTAAAATCTTTTCTATCGGCAGACCAAACACCTTACTTGCTGTTATCGCATGAATATCAATTCCTTCTCGATAAGCCCTCATCATATTCTCATCTTGACTGAAATGAGCTAACAATCTAAGCTCAATTTGACTGTAATCAATTGAAATAAATATCCTTCCAGAATCAGCAACAAATAACTGCCTTACTCTACGTGATCTTTCATCCTTTGCTGGCAATTGTTGCGTATTAGGATTATTACAACTAAACCTGCCAGTATGTGCTCCATAAGTGTTATGCCAAGGATGTATTCTGCCATCTTTTTTAAGTTCATTAGGTAACTTCTGAGTAAATGCCTGACGCAACTTTGCTATAGCCCTATACTCTAGAATTTTAGGTATAACATCATGTTTGTTACTTAATTTCTTTAGCACTTTTACACCCGTTGATCTTTTTCCACTAATATCAATAAGCTTTAACTCATCATACAAAACTCTTGATAATTGAGCTGGAGAATTAATGTTTACATCACCTATCATTACTTTAATCTCTGCTTCAATTTTACTTTGCTCTTGACCTAACTCTTTATCTAACTTAGCACATTCCTCAACATCAAAAGCACTGCCAGTTAAATCTGCCTTTATCATCTCACACATAACAGGCATTTCTATTTCATAAAATAATCTAGCTAATTTTGGCCGTAATGCTAAATGCTCACGTTGAAATTCAGCTAATCTAATAGTCATTTCAGCATCTTTAGCCGCATACACAAGGGCAACATCAATTGGAATTTCCCTAAAAGGTATCGGGCCAAATAAATCTTCGTAATCAGTTGTTTCCATCTTTAAATAACGAGAACATAAGCTTTTCAACCCATGATCATCATTTTCATTAAGAACTTTTGCAGCTAACAAACTGTCATAAGAAATTAAATCTATTACATCCAAACCATTAAGGTACAAGAATTTAGTATCAAAAGGTGAATTATGCATTATTAAACAACGGTTAATATCTTTTAAGGCATCTACAACTGTTTTTAATGATAACTGCAAGCCACTAGAGTGACCTACAGGAATATAGAAATATTTGTTAGCTTTTGGCAGGCCAAGGGAGATGCCAACAATCACCCCCTTCCACGGATCTAAGGCATCTTCCTTGGCTCCACCAGGTTGAGGAGATGTTTCTATATCTAAAGAAATTTCTTCTTCCTGCAAGCATAACTCACATAGTCTTTTCAAAAGACGTTCCGTATTTACCAAAAAGTAGTTGTCTGGCTTATTCCTAAGTAAGTACTCTATTTTTTCTTGTCTTTCCTTTTCATTTAATTGCCTTGCTAAATCCAAAAACTCTTTTTGAGTAAGTTTCTTCTTTTCATTCTCCCTAACAAGGATACCAGCTTCTAATGCTTTTTTAACTCTCTCTAATTGTTCTCTCCTTTCCTGCGCCCATTTGTATTGAAATATTTCAGCCCACATTTTACAGCCCCCGTTCTTAGAACGGCAGATCTTCATCTCCCATAGGCTCTATATTTTCATCTTCAGTTTGAGTCTGACCTTTGTTAAGCATTTCCAATATCTGTTCTTTTGTCTTTGGTCTCAAAGCTTGGAGTAAAAATTCTTCTGTAACTTGCTTCCTCAATTCAGGTACTTTAGCAATTTTAGCCCTATCTTCTTTACTCAATTTAGATGGAAAAATAGGAGTTAATGAGTAAACAGTATCCAATTGTTTACCTGTACGACTGTACTTAAAAGCCAACCCAGGTTCATCAGCATATTCATCTAATATCTGGCAAATATTAGATAACTGCCTAGCCGAAGCATCAATTATGCGGATTTCATCAGCATCCAAGTCATAAACTGGTACAAGAATTTTAGTAGTCCGTTTAATGCCTGCGGCACATGAAGGACAGTCATTGATTAAGCATGGATGAGAGAATATCTTCTTTTTAAAATCAGAATGACTGTAATACTGCTGAAAAAGATCTTCCTCGTTCGGAAAGAAAACAATTCGGACATGCTGACCATCATCTAGTCGAATAAAAACATTTGATGATATTTCTGGCTTATTAATATTTTCTTTAACTTGCTTACCACTGGCTACAAAGACATTAGTCACCATTTATTCCTCCTTAGAATTTTAATTGCCTTTCTACTAATAGATTAGGATGGGCATTACACTTGTAACACCCATCCAAAAATTAATTATTGATTTTTAGGTCTAAGCAGCATATAATTCTTTTGAGAGGTGATCTCTAATTTGTTTTACGTGTCTGGCTATCTTCATAGGGTAGGTACCTAACATTTCAGCTATTTGCCGATAGCTGAAACCCTGCCCTAGAAGATAGCATATTTTTTTCTGTTCCTCTGGTAATTTTTCGAGAGCCATTCTAATATATACTCCTTCTTCTATACTATCATATCCCACCTCCCCATCTTCATTTTCTAGAACTTCATCCAAACAAACTACCGGCTTCTTTTCCTTCCTAAAGAAATCTCTGGCGGCATACATATAGCATCTTTTAAGATAGGAATGTATTTTAGTACTCCCATCATATTTTGATAATGCATCCAAAGTTGTTTCTAGAAAAATACTGTAAAGATCGTCTGCATATCTACTTCCATATCCGTCTGCCACTTTCCTGGCAAATTTTATGGCATCTTCATAGGAAATAGTATGTGACGTACGGCATCTCCTCGCCCATGTTAAGCTATATTCAGTTGTTATTCAGTTGTGATTAGCCAACCTTTACAGGTTGATTAGAAAAAAAGTTTTCTCGAATATACTCCCTCAAATAATTGATACCCTCTGGCTTAATCTTTGTGATATTGACTGTACGATTGCTACCTCTGGCTTTAGTAATACTGATCAAACAATACTTATTTTCTTTCTCCTCCCCTTCTGGCCTTATACCAGCTTGAGTAATAAGTTTACCTAAAATAATAGGTGAAAAATCATAACCAAATTCTTTAGCAAACAACTTTGCTGCTTCTGTTACAGTAAAAGTTCTTTCAACAGCAACATCTTTACCAGCCATTATCATTATCAAGGCACTACGTTCACTATCGGGAAGCCTTTCAAACCACTTATCAACGAATTTATAAATAACTCTCGTCTTTAGTGCATCAGAACGAATACTATCTCGCTTAATTTCTAGTTCTATAATTTCACGCCGCAATTTTTCCGTATCAACAGCTTGCGGATTAGAATGGAAAGCATATCCTTTACCAAGAAATACTTCTGCTAAAACACGAGCTACTTCTTTTTTGTAAAGATAAAGTTTTTCTCGAAGTTCAGGTTTAATTTTGTTTTCCTTAATTGTAATGAGCCACATTGGAATAAAGTCATAACGAAGACAAAACATCTCCTGCGTTTGAGTTACTCCGTCTTTTCCTATTATGGGTAGCATAATTTTAATGCTACCCTCCGATAAAACCCTTTCTTGCTGAATCTTTTCTTGCTGAGGATACCGTGCTAATCCCAAATTCTCACACAAACGTTTTACTGGAACATATACTGTTTCCTGTCCATTTTCTTCCACTTTTACACCTAAAATCTGATCTCCATAGAAATCTACTTCTCGATATTCTTTAACTGCCAAGCTATTCATTTGAAATATCCTCCTCTTCTTAGATTAGAACTCTTATTAGTAGCTTCTCCTAATTAAGCGATGGTGGGGTAATTTTAATCCTACATAAAGAAAATCCCCTTTCCAAAGAAAATTTTTCCATAGAAATGTCAACAACCTGTTGACAAAGATAAATAGAATAGATATAATTAGAAGTGACAATAAAATACCACGCAATACTACGCCATTAAACAGGAGGGCGGCGTATTGCACAAACCACATCCTTAAACTGGCAGCGGTAGTGGGGATACCGTTGCCTTTTGCCTTTATTATATCACACAAGCCAATTCAGTCAAGAGGGTAAACACTGTTTTTATGAAAAAACTTACTCAAAAGGAACTCGGCAACATTCTACGTAGAATTAGAACTTCTAAAAACCTTAGCCAAGCTGATTTAGCAAGGCTTATTAAGGTTACTCCTAATTCTATTTCAGCAATCGAAAGAGGTTTAACATACCCTTCAATACCATTTCTAATGAATATAGCTTCTGCATTAGGTTGTTCTATTTCTTCCCTTTTAGGTGAAGAAGAAATTCAAACTGTTGAAACAGATTTGAGCCTACGTCTAATTGCTCGAATTAAGTCTCTGCTGCAACTAATTCCAGAAGAAACCTTAATCAAATACCTTGATGCTTTAATTGAGTTGTGTAAGGAAACAAAGGAACAGGTTTCAAAGTCAAATTCCTAATTACGTTTTTAGGCATTTCGTTTGGGTCTTTTACTGCTAAGTTATATTCTACAAACTTCTGGACTCTTCTCCTGCTTAAAAGTGATATTATCCTGTTTTTAGCTTTTTCCCCTGCACTATCATTATCTGTAAATATAACGACTTCTTTAACTCCTGTACTAAGTAACAGCTTTGCCTGTTCTTTAGTCATCCAGCTACCGCTTAAAGCTATCGCTGGCAGACCATTTTCCCAACAATAAAGCGCGTCTATTTCGCCTTCGACAATATAAACTCTTTCTAAGCCTTTTACTGCGTGTATTAAATACAGCAGTTTTGATTTATCTTCTCCATTAGGATAATACCAAAACTGTTTACTGTCAACTTTTCGATATTTAATCGTCCGCAAATTTCCCTGCAAGTCAAAGAAGGGAAACGTAACTGCTTTATTCGTTATATCATAGCCTACAGCAAATTTTTTAAGAGTTTCTTTACTGATACCACGTTTAATCAAATATGGATGATAGTATGCATATTCTTTAAGTATCGTTTTGGGAAGTATTATATCCTCCTTTCTCTTATCTAAGTTTATAACAAGAGAAGAATGTTTGAAAAGTGTTTTTGCAGATTTTGTAATCTCTTTTACTGCATCCGCTATGCTAATACCTTTACAAAAAGATATTAGGTCTGCCAAATTTCCCGAAGCTCCACATGCAAAACAATTGTATACTCCTGTTTCTTTATTTACTCCGAATGACGGCCTTGCTTCTTTATGAAAAGGACAACAGGCCATTATCCAGCCACTAGACAGCTCTTTTACTTTTTTCAAACCCAGCTCATATTCAAGATATTCTTTTGTTACCATATCTTACCCTACACCCTTATTGTAGCGAACATATTTTTGGTAGTCAAGCGTTTTCAAAATAATTCTTCTCCATTATGTTCCCGAATAATGCCATAATCAAAATCAACTACAAGCTCAATATCACCTGAATTTCCGTCACGATTCTTTAGCACACTCAATTTTCCAAGATTATAATTCCGTTTAGCAGCAAAAGAAAATACAAGACCAGCATCTTCAATTAAAGCTTTAGTAGTTTTAGTTTGATCTAATGTTGGTGCTTGTACTTCAATATCTTTACCTTTCTTTTGGACTGTAGCCTGAGATACTACAATTCCAATTACCTGCATCCGATTAAACAGTTTTCGTAGTTCCCGTGAAGTTCTCTCTGCTGCTCCCCCTGTTTTATTATCAATGTTTCGTAAAAATCCCATATAATAAAACGGGTCAATAAGAACTATATCTGCATTATTTTCTTCTATATCAGCTTCTAATCGATCCAGAGTTAATTCCTTAACATCATCCATTGTTTTAATTACATATTTTCCAGCACGAGGAAAATAATCATTAAAATGCTCTAGATAATTTTTATACGCAAATAACTCATCTGGAGGTAAATTACCAAACATTAATCCTCTACACGAAAATCTCGTATTCAAACCGTTTTTCTCATTTAAAATTGCACCTAACATACAATCTAAACGAGGTTGAATTTGATCATTAGTCATCTCTAAACAGTAGTCTAGAACATTAGCTCCGTTTATCCATGCAGGTATCGGTAATATCCTTCTACTTATCCAACTTTTGCCCTGACCAGTTTCAGCAATAACAGTAATATAAGTTCCTGAAATAAAACCTCCAACTAGATCATTAAGATTCTGCAAATCTGTATGCCAAATCTTTCTAGAAGTATTATTAGCTCGTTGATAATAAGCCTGTAAACGTAATTCTGCATTTGTTTTAAAATCTACACCTTTAGAATTAATATCATATCGATCTACAAGTTTATCAAGCTTATACTGCAACCACTTAATAAATTCAATACCATGCATTTCATCATAGAATTTAGGAGCTTCTTTCTGCAGTAATTCTGCTACTTCCACTTTAGCAACTTGGCTTTTCAAAGTTCGAATAAGATAATCAATACTCTCAGTAACATTAACATAGCTAAAATTATCTTTAGACTGGCTGATAACTGTCTCTAAAGAAGGGGTATACCCCTCATTTTTTACAAAGTCTCGAATAAAACAGTAAGTGTCTTTATAGTCTATGAAGAAAGATTCATCAATACCATTATTAGGGAGTACATAGAAATCTTTATTTTGAATAACCCAATTTAAAACTTGTAATTCTAACATTTTTATTCCTCCCGGTAAAAAGGTATTTTAGTAGCTTGATTTAATCTTGAAGATATTCTCCTACCCAATAAATCTTCAAGCATTTTTACTGATACATTTGAAGTATAGATAGTAGCCAGGTTATTAGAATAACGATAATTAATTATTTCAAATAACTGTTCCTGTGCCCATTCAGTAGAACGTTCAGATCCAATATCATCCATGACAAGTAGAGGAATATTCTTAATATCAGTTAGTAACCATTCATAGTCATCACTATTAAAAGAATCTCTTATTTGATTTAATAACTCCGGTACTACTACAAATAAACCTTGAGGTTCTTGCTTTACAGTCAGTGCTTTTTGAATTAAATACTCCATAAGTATTGCACAGGCTGTAGCTGTCTTTCCTGTTGTATTATCGCCGTAGAGATATAAAGAGTATCCACTCTCTACATTCTTAACTATGTTTAAACAATACTTTTCCAAAATCTGTTTAGCTCTTTCTCCTATTTCAATGTTGTAATATCTAAACTTCCTGTATAACTTTGGTATTTTTGCTGAATCTAGCTGAAAGGTAACAGTCAAATAACCATAACAAAGTTCATTACAAACAGGGGAATTTAATTTTTTACATCGATCACTGGCAGGACAAATCAAAAGCTATCCCTCCTTAATGCCCTTCTACTAAGAAATTAGGATAAGGATAGCCTTTGTAACAGAAAATTTTCAGGAAAAATTTTGGGAAAAAATTTTAGGAAGGTGTTACAAACAGGCAGGTAATCCTAAGCGATACTTATAGTAGATCATTATACTGTAGAACTGTAGATCAGATAATAACCAATAACTAATAACTATATTTATGTATTTAAACTGTAAAATAAAATAACAGTAGAACAGTAAACATCAAAATATTAAAATACTAAAACAAAAATTTAATAACATCTAAACTTAATCTAAACTAAAATATAAAATCTAAAAATAAAAAAAAATAATCTGTTCTACTGATAAACAGTAGAACAGTTAAATACTATAACTCTTAATTAAATATAACTATCTACATCTGATTAGATGTGTCACTATTCTTAGCTCTAGCAACGTCTACTACTGTTTCACCAAAAATATAACCAAGTATTAATGTTACAATTTTCCAATATGCATCTTCTGGAATACCTAAATTAAAACCTTCATTTGCTATCAACAATGCAGCACCGGCAACTGCCATCCAGAATTTACGTGACGTAAGTTTTTGTTTAAGCATTTTTTAACGCCTCCATTAGTCGTTGTGCAACTGCTACTACAAACCACTTAGGCGCTGGATCATCAGCTTTATGTTCCGGCGATAAATTAAGAGTCTCTTTTTTCTGCCCCCACTTCATAATCTCTTCTTTCCATTGTTCGGTCACTTTGTTCGCCTCCTCCTCGTATATACCTAAATGTTTCTTTATTCCTGTTGCTATTGCTTTAGCGCATACATCTTGAAAATCAGGATTAGCTAAATATTGTTCTTCAGTAGGATTACTAATAAATCCTAGTTCAATTAAAATAGCAGGCATAAAAGTTCTACGAAGAACATAATAACTGGCATATTTTACTCCTCGATCAACAAGACCTGTAGCAGCAATTAGTTCATTTTGTATTACCTTAGCTAATTTTTCTCCTATACCGCCTGGCTGAAGTGCATAAGTTTCTATTCCATAAGCAGAAGAACTGCCTGCACTATTACAGTGTATTGATATAAACAAATCCGCTCTTAGTTGATTAGCTATATTACATCTTGCTTGTAAATCATCAATATCGTTAATTCCGAAATGTTTATCAGTCCAACGGGTTAAATGCACATCAGCTATTTGGTATAAATGATTTGCTAATTTTTTACTAACTGCTAACGTAATATCTTTTTCTTTTATTCCCCCCGGCCCTATAGCACCTGGATCACGCCCACCTTGCTAATGGCCGGGGTCTACTACTATTACCCTCGGCATTGGCATCACCCCCTGTTAGATTGGTTTATCCGGATCTAAAGGATTAGAAATTATATTCGGATTGTTGTAATTTTGCCGTCTATTAAAATAAGACGAAGTGACTTCTGTACCAAAATAGCCAATGAGAATTATGCTGATTAAAGGTATTAATGTTTTAACTAACTCTAAAGCATCTTTACTTGTTAAGGCTCGATAGCTGAAAAACAAAAACCATCCACTAAAAGCTATTGCCAATAAATCTTTAAAACTAAACTGATCTAAGCGATTAAAAAAGTCTTTCACAAATTCACCTCCCCATTTGCAACACTAACAAGATAAGTGAAGTACATACTCCTCCCAATAAAGTTAAAAGTAGCTTATTTATGTTATCTACTTTCGTCTCTAACCGTTGTAGACTGCCATTTTGTTTTTCCTGCCACTTTTCTAAATTTGAGATACGTTCTTCATGCCTACCTAACATTTCTACAATCTGCTCCATTTCCAATTTGATACCCCCTCTCTAATACTTAACAATGTAAGTATTAAAGCCAGCATCTTTTAATTTTTGAGAAGTAATTTTTGCACCCTGTTTATAATAATAAGCTCCTGTTTGTACTCGATACAACGGCCACCGTTTAAAATCAAATGTTAAATCCAGTAAACCTTTTCCGATAAAACGTGGATCTGCTCCTGTTTGGCGAATATGCTTAAACAGAATTTCTTCTCCTTCATCTACCGTGGGGTATCTGCCTTCACGTTGTTTAAAAGCGGCAGCTATTAAAGCATAAGCTGCCGTAACATGGGGCGTTGCCATACTAGTGCCGCTTAGTAATTTATACCCACCACCAGGCCAAGCACTATATATTTCTGTACCAGGAGCTCCTATATCAATTCCATCATAACTGCTTGAATATCCTGCTGGTTGGCCGTCTTTATTAGTAGCTCCTGTTGTTATAACTTCATACAAAAAGCCAGGCCAGCTAAAAATTTCTTCAGTTTCAGGTTTTCCATCACCTGCATTTCCAGCTGCAACTATAACAGCAACACCACTGTGTATAAGTCGCCTGATTAAATAATGGTGTATAGGATTATAAGGCCCTCCCCAACTGCAATTTACTGCTACTACTCGATCTTGTTCTGGAACTTTTTCATTATAGTCTAAAATATATTTAAAAGCATTTTCAATGCTAAAAGCTCCCATACCATTACCTAATGCTTTTAACGCCATTAAACGACATTCTGGAGCCACACCGACAGTTTTTCCAGCTATAATACCTGCAACATGAGTTCCATGGCCGTCACTATCTAATGAAGCATCTGAAGTAAAATTCTGATAACTTATAACACGTCCAGCAAATTCAGGATGATTTACATCTAATCCTGTATCAATTATCGCTACTACTGCACCATCTCCTTTTGTACGCTGCCAAAATGAAGGAGCATTTACCTGTTGAACATTCCAGGGTATACCTGATTGAGGAGTTACTTCTTGAATTTCATACGGAAATAGATAAGTATTAGCCATTTTTATCCTCCTTACCAATAATTTCCTTGACAAATTCAGGATGAGATATAGAATAAAATTAAGGTTATTGTGTTACAATTAGGATAGTCATCCTAATTTCTATATAGGAGGGCATGAGCGGTGAAAAAATTTTTTACATGTCTATTAGTAGGTATAATTCTTTCATTTACTGTTGTCGCATTTGCAGATCAGCCGATTAAACTTATTGTCAATGGTAAAGAAGTGCCTTGTGATCCACCACCGCTAATAATAAACGGTAGAACATTCGTACCAATAAGATTTGTATCAGAAGCTTTAGGTGCAAAGGTAAATTGGAATGAGAAGCAGCAAGTAGTAATTATTAACAGTTCTAATTCTGTTTCCTTAATAACCAATGATGAAGTAATAAGTTTAAAAGAGTTAAAAACAAAAGGCATTATTATCGAAATGACTGCTTCATCTGAAGGAACATATATTAAAACAAATAACCATTTAGAGTTTAATATTTCAGTAGATCAATTGTTTGAATCACGCAATAAAGCTATAATTACTGAAGTAAAGAATTCAAATGGGCAAACTGTAGGATATATTAGATTAATTACCAATCCAAATACTGGTATTACTGGAGTTTATAAGTCTGATTTAAAAGCATTAAACATCATTTAAACAGTAAGTAAGGTTTGAATAAATAAGGAAGCATCCACCCTTCCTAAAGTACTACTACCAATTTCAATAGTATTCCATTGGCCTATACTTAAATATTGTTTTATATCAAGACTATTTTGATCTACTGTAAAAGGGCCACCTAATATTGAAGTTCTATCTACACCGTTAATTTTTATGGTAATGTTAGACGCTCGAGTTGAGGTATAAATGCCAAAAACAAGGCCATGCGAATGATTAGGTATATCGACTGTATGAGAATGTGAAGGTATATTAACAGTATGATTATGACTTGGTATAGTTACATTATGATTATGATCTGTGTCAATAGCGTGTGTATGGTATCCTGATTGTGCAAACCAAACTGTGCCTCCATCAGCTGTCATTAAAGCTGTACCATCGGGAATACCATGATTATGACCACCCTCAGTTGTCATGGGTTCTGGTACATAGGTTGTACCATAATTCCATATAGATCCTGCACTACTTTGAACTGTTGAAGGTTGAGTAGAACTGGTAACAACTTCTCCTAAATAACTACTAGATGTTTTTGATGTTCCTCCCCCACTCGCTGCCCCTGTCTCATAAGCTCTAAATGCCTGTAGTTTAAATCGCAATAAAGCCCTTTTAATTTCGCGTGTTTCTGCTGGCAAATAAATGTTTAAAACTAAAGGATTATTGGCGTCTACATTATCTGCCCTTCCTTCCTGCCATGTTTGCAGGATGCCTCGATCGTCTAATAAAACAGTTCGGCCATCTTGAGCTACTGCTTTTAGTCCAAAATGCTCTTGTGTACCTTCAATCCAGCGGCCAGCTATCAGTCGTTCTGCTAAATTTCTGTCATATACATGCAAACCGTCTGCTGCTAATTTGGTAAGGCCATCATCAGTAGCCAAGGCGTATAACTCATTTACAATAACTTTATTTGCCAACACACCGGCCCCTGTCATGGCTGTTTCATAAGTTTGACCACCGTCAATACTTACTCCAATACCGCCAGGCGTAATTCTTACTCTACGGCCTGTTTCATTTCCGTTTGCATTTATTTCTATAGCTTCTAAAGTAGAATCATTCCATACCAATTTACCGTTGGCACTATTAATTTGGGTAGCGAATGTATTAATAAATCCTTTAAGCAGATTAGAAGTAGCAGGATTAGGTCTTAATGCTTCCCGAACAAATCTTGCCGCATCAAAAGATTCTGCAAGTTGTACTGCTAATCGTTCTTCTGGCTCTCCCAATTCTAACTCGCAACGCCAAGGTTGGAAAACATTATATTTATGACGTATAATTCTAGTTCTAACATTAATATCTAACTGTTCATCTATTACATCTACAAGATCACCTAAAATAAAATCTTCATGACTATATTCAGGTAGTGTTCTTAGATCAACTATTTGAACTCGATAAGTATAACGTGGTTTACAGAGTTTAGAAAGAACTTCACTTGCCTTATCTTTTAATTCTTGTGGATCAGATATATCCTGATTTTGATAAATACCAACATAAATATTGGAAGTATAACTAAAATCTTCTAAATACTTAACTCCATTATTCACACTTGAAATATCTAAGTCATCTTGACCAAACGGATATAACCTTGTGATAATATCATAATTAGCAGTTCTAGTAATACTTTTAAGATTTTTTGCATATCTTATCTGAAAACCACTATAATTTTGCCAAGTAGCTTCAGCTCGTAAGGAAACAGTTTTATTAATACTATCCCAAACTAAATATCCACCCCATATTTCTTGTACTTTCTTTATATTAGCCAAAAGGCTTTCTTTTTCTGTTTCTAAATCGTGTGTGCCTGTAACATCTACTGTTCCTACTGACCAACCAGAATTTTGCAGTAAATAAGTTAGAGCGCTTCCTGCGCTACCTTGTGGATACCCTCCAGTAGATGGGCCGCCTGAAATAATGCTTACCTGTAAATCAGCAGGGGTAGGATTCTGTGGATCATTTGAAACAGTAGGATACTGCTTATCAAGTAAAATCCAGCTTTCGTGTGCTGTAACCTTTCCCCATGTTTTACCTTGATTATCACGTTCAATATCTATTACATCTGGAAGTAAAACAACAAATTCTCTACCTCCAGCAATAATACGACATTCAGGTGTAAGAGCACTCCATTTATCTGAATTTAAAGGTAATTGGAAACTTAAAGTACATTCTCCATTTAATCGTTGATCAATCCAGACTTCTTTTAATCCATCAGCATCAGGAGATAAATAAGCTACTGTTTGACCAGTAGCATTACGGATTTCAATATATTCTGGTATAATCAATGGCATAATACCACCTTCTTTAAATCCAACGATCTCGCCAAGTAAATATTGTAGTACCACTACTGGCAGCTACAACTTCTGTGTTGCCTGGAGGAAGTTTAGGAAAACTTCCGCTGTAGTTAGCTAATGCATTTACACCATTAAAAGTAACAGTCATTGTTTCAGTATTAATAATAAGAGTATCAGTACTGCTTAATGTGCCGGTATAAGTTAGTGTATTATTGCCTATTTTTACTGATGGATTAGTAACCGGCCCTTTAATTGTAATGACAACTGGTGTTTCAAATGTACCTTCATTAGTTAAAATACCACTACCTGTATGGTTTTTTTCATAAGTAGCCATAATAAAAGGATCGCTGCATTTAAATGGAATAGTAAACTCCAACCGTGTTGGATATTGTTTTAAATCAATTCTTCCTGCATATTTTACGTTATATGTTTTGGTATCATCATTTGCAAATATAAGCGTTTTAACTCCTTTGGTCGGATCAAGATATTTAGCAATATCTCTTTTAATCTGTTCTCGTAAACTTATATTAAGGTCATCTACACTAATCACATGCAATTCTAATATTCGTGGTTGAAATTCACTACCAAAATCTATTTCACCATGGCGGCCGGGAATTTCTTCAGTAAATTCTCGTATACCAGGCAACAAATCTTCTCTACTATCACGTAAAACTTGAACATTGAGAGGCTGTAAAATATTGTCTGATGTTATTATAAAAGAAGCTGCTATAGCTTTTCCTGATAAGTTTCCTATACCATTCATTTGTAATGTAGCAAACAATATTTTTAAGGCATTTACTGTTAAATTCCCTATTCCTTCTAATAAAGAATTTCCATATAAAATTTTAAGAGGTATAACTTGAATATTACTTATGCCAGCAAAATTAGTTGAACTGAATTGTCTTTTAACTACATAAATTTCGATGTTACCTTGACCAGTTAATGAGGTATGAGCTTGAAGAATTAAATTAGCTAAAATGCTTATATTACTAGTTCCATTAAGAAGAACAGACCCAAAATATAAACTTGTATCGTTAAACAGTAAAGTATTATAAGCTTTACTATTGAACATATCTATCGAAACTCCTTTTAATAATACTGTCTTTTGGATATGTTAAAGCCGCCTTAAAAGGCGGCCATTATTTACATCACAAGATGACGTCTATATTGTTCTCTCTTTCTCTCATCACTTACTTGAGCATAAACCTGTGTAGTAGCAGGATTGGCATGACCCAAGAGAGCTTGAATAGTTGCAAGATCAGCACCGTTATTTAAAGTTAAAGTAGCAAAAGTATGTCTCATAGTATGAGGATGAACATTTTTCTTTATTCCTGCCCTTTGAGCAATTAACTTAATCTCTCTTTGGATTGCTCTTCTTGACAATCTACGATAAGGCTTTCTTTCTGTTATAAACAATGCAGGACAATCATCATTACGACTTGCTAAATATTTACGTAAATGAAACAAAGCCCGAAAACTAAAGAATACTTCTCGCTCTTTTGTGCCTTTACCAATTACTCTAGCAGATTGAGTCTGCCAATTTATATCCTGACGATTTAACTGATAAATTTCAGAAAGTCTACATCCAGTAGCATAAAATATTTCAATAAGTGCCCTTTCTCTTGATGTCTGACAAGCTTCTCTTAGCATTTCTAACTCTTCAATTGTTAAAGCTTTAGGAAGAGCTTTCTCTGTTTTAGGAGGCTTAATTTTTCGTGTAGGATCACGTTGGATTATTTCTTCTGAATTTAACCAGCCAAAAAAGCTCTTGAGAACAGATAATCTTTTAGTTAACGAACTTAACTTTAAATGAGGAAACTGTCCTAAATAAGCTCTAATATCTGCTGTTGTTATTTGTTCTATAGGTTTTTGTATATGTTTAGCAAAAAGTCTCAGTTCAATTTTGTACCCATCTAAAGTAACTTTACTTAAACCCTCTAGTTGTTTAGAAGCTAAAAATAGTGCTATTTTATCTTCTAGATCAGATTGAAATTGTGGAGCTGATCCTATAGGTTTTATTTCATATAATGAAAGCACATTACTAAAACGTGTTCTTAACTCCAAAACATTAATTTCACGGCATACTTGTGTTATTTCGTTAATAAGTTGAGTTAACAGTAATTCGTTTGCAACAACATTTAAAGTATTAGATAGCATGGTATGATCAACCCTCCATTTACCATTTCATAGGTGATCATACCATACTATCCGTATGCAGTCAATATATTATATTGTTATTGCGTAGTTAAGTCCTACTAAGTAACAAGCGCACTTCTATAAGACTCAGGAACATCTTCAAGAGTTATTCGTCCGAGGCGCAATAAGAAATTGTAAATCCTAAGTAGTCTTTCGTCCATCTTAAATCA